CCAATCGCGAAAGTCGCACCGTACACGATCGCGTAGAGGCCATCAGCCGGGATCGTCGCGAGGCTTGTATCGCCAGCGTCGTAGGTCACATCACCGACGAGCTCAACATCCTCCAGATCGATGAGCGTTAGGGTGGTATTAACTAGGGACTGCTCCGTGTTCGTTGAATTCCGCATGTTGTCGTTATAGATACCGCCCATTGTGACAGCACCAGCGATCGAGGCGGCGGTGACGCCGGAGTCTTTCGTCGAACCAGCGGCGTCGAACGATGCCAGGTTGTTTTCCACGGCACCAGCAACCACGGCCTGAGCACCGATCGCGGACGGGGCGATGGCGTCAGCCTGTCCCGTGGCGTGCAATGCGGCGTGCGTGGCGGCAGCTGCGCCGATGTCCGCGGCGGACAGAGCATCACTGCCGGCCGTCGCGTGGCTGGCAGCGTGGGCCGTCGGGGTTCTGGCGTCGCTCAGGCGGGCGTCGGTGGTGTAGACAACGTCTACCACCGCGGTGGCCAGCTCATCGACCGCGTCCTGCACGGTCGTTGCAGCGAGGCCAGACGTGCCGTTGTCATAGGCGACAAAATCGGCGTCCGCCGCCATGCGACCGGGTACCAGCCTGACCAGGCCGCTTGTAGCAGCGATCAGCGCATCCTCAGCCGCCACGCCACGCACGATACCATCGGCTGTAATCGCGGTCGTGAAAGCGTCGCTCACGGCGTCATAGTACAGATCCTCGCCCTCCGTCCACGTCGTACCAGCCGTTTTTGCATACTCGATCTCACCGACGGCCTGAACGACTGCGTCAGCGCCAGACGCCACATCGTTGAGACTCACGCCGTGCAGGATCCCCTGCACGATGAAATCACCGGCGCTGTAATTTGCCCCAACGCTTTCGATAACCATCCGATTATCGGTCGTGTATCTGATATTTTTCGCCATTTTTGCATCTCCTGTTGAGCGGGCAGGGGCCACCTGAGCCCCTGCCCATCAAAAAACATCACGCGCCGGGATTAGCGGCAAAATCGCCCCAGGTATTGATGTGACAGCCGAAAACGCCGCGTGCGTGCCAGATCATCGCGTCGTTGCTGTACTCCTCGTGCTCGCTGATCACCAGGCCGCCCTCGTCCCGGAGGTATCCCCAGCGGGCCGAGTTCCGGCGGCCAGTCGCCATGTAGTACGCCGTCCCGGTCATGCCAGGAATCGCGATCCTATTTTCCGGCGCGATATTCGCGATCAAAGCCTCGGTCGTGTAATCCGGCAAAACGCGGTTCATCACATAAAGCTGCTCTATACCAGCCTTCAGGGTACCCGGGAACAACAGGAACTTGCCCTGCATGCCGATCGCGGTCGAACCGTCGGGATCAACCATCGCGAAAAGCAAATTCCACAGTTCGTTAACCTTTGTCACGTCCGGCACACCACCATTGGCCGAAAGGTTATTGTGATCGGCGTGGAAAAGCGTTTTGGTGTCGGCCATGACCTGATTACCGGTCAGCAGGGCCGCCGCAAGCGCCGATTTCGTGCGAATGAAAGCCTCCTGGATCGCCATAGGCCCGGCCGCAAAAGCGTCCAGATCGTCGTTGTACAGCATCTCCAGGGTAAACTGGAAATCTTTGCCGTACTTTATCGCAGTCGATTTTTCGGCGCCCTCACCCATCGATCCCTCCGTGTACGGGGCACCCTCGAGAACTGACGGCAGGATAGACGCATGGCCGACCCACGGCGTAGAGTGCGGGCGGAAGTCGTTGTAATCCATGCGGGTGAAAACCTTCTCAAACCACAGATAGTCTTCCATCTGGTCGTTGACGGCGATCAGCGCCTTGTGAGCGACGTTTTCAAGCAGCAACGGAAAGTCTGAGGTGGTCATCGCCCGCTTCAAAAGAGCCGAGCGCGACAGACCACGACTGCCGGGTACCATCTCGCGCAGCAGAAGCTCCAGCGAGATATTGCCGATCTCGCGCTCGGCGTCCGGGTTAACATCCTGGACCTTTGCGCGGCTCGCGAGCCAATCCGTGGTCAGCGCCCGGCGCGTCTCGACCTCATCCCTCGTGATGTCGACGCGCGTCGACACCGGACTTCTCGCGTCTCGCTCGGCGCGAGCATCAACGAGCTTGCGGATCGCGACGTCGGCAGTCAGCGACCGATCGGCCAGCACGCTGTCGATCTCGGCACTGTCCAGACCGAGCTTACGACCTGCGACGCGGATGTCATCGCATCGAGCCTGATAGGCAGCAAGCTCAGCAGCCACGCGTTCGGCCACCTTTTTTTCCAGATCTCGTTCGCCATTTTCCGCCACTGCGGTATCGACCTTTTCCATGTCCACATCCTCCACGTGTTCGGCAGGTGCCGATCTGACACCGCCGGTAATATCCGCGGGCACCCCCACGAGCGACCCTTCCAGCGGCGTCCAGCGCGCCAAAAGCCGCGTCAGCATGCCGCGTTCATCCCTACTTTCGACTATGGCTTCCGGGTCATAGTCGTATCCGACCGAGGTCGACGGCAAAATCCCATCAACCAGATCCGTGACGATATCCCGATTACGCTCGGACGCGGATAGCTTGACCCGGCCGAGCAACTCGCCGTTTTCGATACGGACAGACCCTGGAACAAAAACGCCGATCACCGAGTCAACAGACCAGTCGTGATCCCTCAAGAAAGGCGCGCCAGAGTTCATTCGAGTCAGATCGACGCTATCCGGATCCATGCTCAGGATCTCGATATAAGCCTCGCGCCGGGCGTAGTCCCACCTTTCGACAGGCGCGCCAGTCCCGAGAGACACATCGATCTCGCGGGTCTCNNACGACCCAAAAAACCGAACCTGCGATCTATACTGCTTCGCCATACAGCACCTCCAAATGCCAATTTAACTCTTTTTGCGACCTGGTCAAATTTCTGAGTTTTTTTCGGGAGATTGCAGCGCACTGTCAAGCAGGACGCCCGGCTGCAGGGATCCAGACAAAGTCACACGGGCCGGGTTGCCGATGGAAACGATCCCGAGGTCGTCCATTAGTTTGTTGTCGGCTGCGATCGCCGCGGTGACGACATCGGCGTCATCTCCGAGGGACTCGATCACATTGGCGCGGCTGACGAGACCGGCCTGCATCTTCAGGATCGCGGCCTTCAGATCTGTTAGTTCGTCGGCGAGAGGGACACGAGGATCCGACCACGAGTGCTGGTACATCCCCGGTCGCGATTCGAGCAGACCGGCAAAAACGCACTCATCGATGAACCGCCGGTAGATCTTGGACAGGGCCGGAACAAGCACGAAACGCCTTTTATGCTCCAGATTAGCGCGCTCTTTGTTGAGCCCGAGCCTGGCTTGAGCCAGCGACGAGTCCGACATGTCCCCGGATACAGTGTGATAGCTCATGCCGCCAGCCGCCGCGATCATATGCAGGTACGTCGAGACGATCTCTTTGACCCCGCTCGGCATCTGGGCCGTGTTGAAAGTGATCGTCTTACCCTCAGGCAGATATGAAACCAAGCCCGAGAACAGATTCTCCACAACCGCGCCGGTTGCGTCCGTCGCGACGTTGCCGGTGTAATTGGGATCGTCGGGATTATTGATGCCCGGCTTGACCGTGTCCTCAGAGTCGCCCTCGATCGTCGCCACAAGCATCGACGCCGATTCAATCCCCGTCAGTATCGCGTCGAGCGTCTCGTGGAACTGCTTCGCGGTCAGCAGCGCCGGGACGGTCAGTGGCAGCCCGCGAACCTGCCCGGCCCGGAGCGTATCGTAGATGTGGACGATCTCGGCGGCCGGAACAGCGGCCGTATCAGCCGAGGACGCAAACCCGGCCGTCTGGTACGTCGCGCCGGGGTGACGACGGAGCATGTGATACGCCGCCACCTCGCCGATCCCGTCAAGCTCGACTCCGCAAATAATCTGACCATACCGGCCGGTGCCGTTTTTCTCGACTGGCAGCAGGTCAGGCTCGACAAGCTGAATTTTGAACGGCGGGAGCCCAGGCATGTCGTCAAATCGCCGCGACCGGAAGCGGATCAAAATTTCGCCGTCATTCGCGACATGCAGCATGGACAGCCGCTCGGCGCCGTAAAACCCCATATCGGAGCCCGCGACAGCGACCGGCTCCCACTTCTGCCACAGCTCCCAAGCCCGCTCGTCCCACTCCGAATCGCCGGACAAGGGCGTCGGGCGGAGACCGGTCCCAACCAGACCATCGACCCAGCGATCCACCATCTGACGGATGTACGGAAAATTCAGGTAGGCGTCCCGGCTGCGGGCTCGGACCTTAACCAGACCGGCGGTAACGTCGAAGTTAGCATCACCTTTCGACCCCGACCAAAGCTGATTCGGGCCGGTCGTTTTCGCAGCGTCGATACCGCGCTTCTTGATCGAGCCGGATCTTTGCTTGCGTCCCATTGCTTTCGCGCGACCGCGAAAAACCGCCCAGCTTGCCCTGACCCTATCCCTCAACTTTTCAGCCATCGTCAAAACCTCCCGAGCGCCGGAAAAAAACGTGCCAAACTACACAATATCACAAACTTTTTTACCGCGCTCGGAATCGCACGGCCCCGACCTGCGGCCGCGATTTGCCTGTGCCCGCATCTTTGATCCGGCTCAAAAAAGCGATCCTCTGGCGCATGTCATCGAAGCCNNACCGAAAGAACGCCGCTTGCAAGCGCAAGCACCAGCGCATCGTACTCGGCCGCCAATTCCGTCGTCCAAACAATCATCGTTACCTCCACCGGCCTCGTGGCCGGGCCACCCGCCTGATCGATTGTACCGCCACCGCCGGTTTTTCGAAAATTTCCGCGACCACGGCAGCCTCATCGGCAGCAGACAGCGGCGCTGGCCGTGGCAAATCCAACGGTCTGAGTTCTTTCCCGGACAGGAGCAAAGCATTGATCGCCGCGATGTTGTAGCAGAAAGTATCCCACACTTCATTCCTCGTCGCGTCTGTCAGCGTCTCCCACCGCACGACGACCCGACCAGCGCGATCCCGCTGACGTACCCGCCGCTCGCTCGCCATCTGGTCGAGAAAGTCCGGGAATTCCTGCACAAGCCGCCGCTGGATGTGGACATACTTCGGGCCGTGCGTCGTAATAGTCAGCATCGAGGATGCAAAATCCTTCGCCGCAGTCGTCCGCACGATGTAGTACGGCGCGTGCTTCAGTTTTTTCGCCTTTGACCGCGCCGGTTTTTTGTCCCAGATCGGATCTTTTGGTAATCCAGCGACCCCCTTAATGGCGTATGTTTTCGACCGGGCTCGCGGCGTCGTGTAAGCCAGCACCCGGTCAGCAGCAAACCCGCGGTCGATGAGCGCAATGTCAGCTTGCCGCGCCGATCCCTCAAACGGTCGAAATTTCCGCGACCGCAGCCGATCCATCTCAGCCCACGTGGCCGGATCGTCGGTGTCGCCGTGTGTCACGTCGTAGTCCAGGATCCAGGCCTCTAGACCCTCGCCCCAACCAACCCACATCGTCTCCAGACGATCGCGCTGCACGTCTGTCGCCATAGTGATGTACTGCACACCAGCTGGCAACACGTCGAAGTCACCCTCCAGCCTAGCCGCCAGCGCGCTCTTGTCCATCGTCTCGCCGCGATCGCGCCAGGTCCGGGCAAGTCGCGTGTTGACCAGCGTGTGCATCGGATCAAGGTCGCCCGCGCCGAGCCGGTCAACCGCAGCATCCCACTGGCGTGCGAAATCGCTCCAAGTATAGGTACCAGGCGGCAGGTACAAGAAATTCAAGCTGTAACTCTCGTTCGTGCCGTCGGCAGCGCGGTTCATCGGCTCAGACCAGCGGCCAGCGCGGTTCATCGCGTTTTTTTGATGCTCGCGGATCTTGCCCCCGCACGACTGGCAGATGTAGCCTATGTCGTCGTACTGGCCCTTCTGCCAGACCAGCCGCCAGTTTTTCAGCTCGTCGTCGCAAGCCTGGAGTTCGATCATTTCGCCGCAGAGCGGACACGGCACCAGATAGCGCCGGTCTGTCCCAGCACGCCGCCACGCATCGATCTCACTCGCGCCCTCGATCGACGGTGACGAGACGATCGCCATCTTCGACAGATCGCCATAGGTCGTCATCCGGTTTCGGATCAGTTCAATCGACGACCCCGCGCCCGAAACATTAGCCCGATGGTCGTCCGACTCATCAACAAAAGCGTATCGCACGGTATCGGACGTGAGACCAGACACCGACTGCGCGCCGACCAGCTTCAGGGTGCCGCCCGGGAAGCGCTTCAGCTTTATCGTGTTCGCTTTGCTTTTTACGTCGCTACTCACCAGCCGCGACAGCAGGGCCGAGTCGCGGATCATCAAGTCGAGCCGGTTTTTTGAAAATTCCTCGGCTTTCGTGTCGTGTGAAGTCGCCCAGAGCATGGGGCCCGGCCAGTAGCCGATGACGGCGACGACAAAGGCCTGGCCGATCATCGACTTTCCGCACTGCACCGGGCCTTCGAAAGTCATAACGCGACAAGGATCATCGGGCGAAAGGCGGTCTATGGGCTCGCGCAAATACGGATACAGGTCGAAATTCGGCCGTCCCGTCAGCTTGCTGTACTCCGGAGACAGTACCAGATCGCGCTCGGCGATCTCGACAACCGACAGGTGCGGGGTCGGTCGGAATGCAGATCGCATGGCGGCCACGATCTGACTTTTTCCTGCTTCATTGATCGGCGTTAAATCAATGGACATCTGGTGCCTCGCTCAACTCGGACAGCGCCCGCTCCAGCGCCGGGCGCAGAACCGCACGCACTTCCGCCGGTGTCGACATGCCCACAAGCTGATCCGCAACAGCCCCGACGACGCCCTCAATCCCGGTACGGACGGCCGTAGCGACCGCGACAAAAGCAGCCTCCGCAGCTTCCCGGCTGATCAGTTCGCCAGCCATCGTCCGGGCTCTGATCTCTGCTATCTCAGCTTCTGCGACCTCGCGTCGACGGCGCGCTTCAGCATACGGCACAAACCCAGGATCGGCTACACCCGGCTCCTCGCAGGTGGGATCCGTCGCGAGCGGCATCACGGACACCGCCGATCCGTGATGCCTTGTCCACTCAGCGTCCAGGCGCTCGACCGGCGCGCAGCCGTCATCGTCAAAAGTAAGCCAGCCCGCGTTCCTGGCCCGTGTGATCGAGCTTCGAGACACCGCAAAATGATCGGCGGCCTCGGTTACAGACAATCGCCGCATGGCTGGATCGATAGTATCGG